AACTTTATTACTTGCAATCTGTAAATCTGATGCAGTTCCATCACCATCGTATAAAGTACGAAGTGTTCCATCAATTCCCCCAGTTTCTCCAGTATGGATCAGTTGAACATACCCCTGATTTACAGGAGTATTTCCTAAATTCGTATTACTACTCAATTTCTAATTCCTTGTATAAATCTTTATCTTTCATGCGTTTATGACCCCTACCGATGTCATCTGAAAATATGGCAGGTTTGCCTATGAGTCTTTTGAGTTTATTAGGTTTATCACAATCGAAATAACCAACTTCTGAACAATCTTTGTATTTTTCAGCAGTTATGGATTGTTGTACCTCAAATTCTTTTCCACAATCGCATTTATAATCGTATAATGGCATCTATATCCCCTTCAAATTACTTTTTAATGTCAATATAGGGCTAACCGAAATTAGCCCCATATTTAACTGATTTTCGTTAGTCCAATTATGGATTTACGAAGTTCACAACACCTAATGATGTTGAGTTAGCAGCATGTGATAATGCTGCACCGAATAATACATCGGCTACAACAGAAGTCGCTAAATGATCGATGTCATAAGCTGACTGCACTCTTGGTGCTAATTGCTGTGCAAAGTACACAGAATTTCTGTTAAAGATAGTAGCTGTTTCATCGCCAGTACCACCATCGTCATCCCAGTCAACTGAAGGATAGCAGCTCATTCCATAAGCTTGCATAACCATACCATTAACTAAAGGATTGACTTCGTCCCCTCTTTTTTGTGCTTCTGTGAAGTCACCTAAAGAAAGTAATGACATATAAGCAGCAGGAGAACCATATAAGTATGTTTCACCATCTGTGTAGTCAAATCCTGCATCAAGAAGTTTTTGTAAACCGCTTCTGATTAATGCAGTAGTGAATGTGTTATCTGCGGAAAGAGTTACATCGTTTCCAGTAGCTGATTGAAGTACATCAACTGCTAAGTAGTTTTCCACTTTCTTAGCTAAAGCATAACCCATTGATTTTGCATAAGCATTGAATAGGTCAGCAGATTCTTGAACTCTTACGATGTCCTCGATTCTTTTAGCTTCGTAGTGATGTTGATCCATTGATAATTGAATTACCCCATCTGTGTTAGCAGAATAAGTTACTGCTGTGTCAGCTGATTTAGATGCAGCTGTTTCTTCAGCAACTTTAGGGATGTTTAGTATGTCACCGCCGCCTGAAACCATAGATGAGAAGTCAGATACTTGGTTACGAAGAATGAATTTTCTTTCTGCGTAGTCAAGAATAGCATCTCTCCACATTTCAGGAATAAAATTAGCAGCGGTTGTAGTAGTTACATTTGCCATGTTAATTAATCTCCTTAAAGATAGTTTAGTTTTTAATTTCTATAGCCATCTACTATCTGTTTCCAAAGTTTAGGATTTCTTCTTGCTTCCTTTCTGTCATCTTCAGATAAATCAGACCATTTGCTGTTTTCAGCAAACTTTCCGCTTGAAGTAACCTCTTTGGCATCAGATACTTGCACTTTTTTGTTTCCCAATCTCTCAATGTGCTTTTCCAACTTAATTGTTGGCAGGTCTATATAGATTTCTTGATCTTCATCTGAGAGTTGTGACAGCAGATGTTCTCGTCTTTGCTTTTCTTGGATTTGGAATTGTTCAACTACAGGTTTAAGCTGTGAGTTTTCTTCCTTCATCTTTTCATACAAAGATTTAAACTCCTCTTTTTCTTCAAGCTGTTTTTGTTCTTGAAGTTTGAGGTTTTCTTTGAGTTCTTTCAACTCAGCTTCTGCTGATTGCGCCCTTGTTCGATACTTCTTGCTTTCTGCAATTAAGCCACCGACCTCGTTATTATTTTCTTCCTGTGTAGGTGTTTCTGCTACTGCTTGTGTTTCTTCTACTATTTTAGTTTCTTCGGACATCCTGCCCTCCTATTTTATTGTCGTTGTTTTGGATACATACTTTTTAATGTTTTTATCCAAAAGTTCTTTGCCGAATCTTTCGGCTATAAATTTTTTATTTTTATCAGACAAATCGTATATGTCATATCCTCTTTTAGCATTAGCCAAGACAATCTGACCTCTATCGTAAGTAACAATAGCTGTATTTTTCTTTGCACTTGGTCGCATGGTTCTTAGAGTTCTTTTTGTTAAATTCATATCTACAAAAGCAGTTTGAGTGTTTGTTGATTGATTCTCAAAACCTTTTACTCTTTGTCCATTAGGATACCTCATACCTGCTGCTTTACGATTCTTATAACTATCAATGTTTACTGCTCTACCTTTAATCGTTCTAAATCCTACCTTTGCACCTTTATTTGAGTATTGGTATCCACTTCTACCATTCTGAAACCTGCCTTTGCTTGCATCCTCTTGTATTTTGTCAATGATGTCAAAAGCTAATTTATTCATAACTCGTTTTGTAGGTACTGGTATATCACTAATCTTCACTATATCTTACCCAATCGTGTCTGCAATTGTATCCACCTCTCCTACTAAAACCAAGATGTTTAGATCCATCTTTTTGAGGTGGAACTTGTAATGCTTGTATTTCTTTCTGTGTTCTTGGTGTATTGTTATCTAAAATATACCTACAACTACCTCTTGTTTTAGAATCTCTTGTTCCCCTGTATTTAAAAGTAATATCAGGAAAGTCTGCAAATGCTTTTGCTCTTGATGCGTTTGAAAAAGTAGCAAAGGCATCGTTAATCAAGAATGATGCTTCTCCGCTACTGATAAAAGTTCCTACACCAAAACTAAGTGTTAAGTTTGCAATAATCTGTTCGTTAGTTTGACCTGTAATGATACCTCTTAGCATCGCAGTCTTTAACTGGTCTGCATATTGTTTTGCCTGTCCAGTAAGATATGTTAATTCAAAATCTCTTAAATCTCTTAACACATCAATACTTGCTGCAGGTACTTGTGCTAACTCTCTCCTTGTAAGTTCTCCAAAGATAACTGCAATCTCATTATCGTAAGTATCCATTGTTTTACGAAGTAGTTTGCCATACCCCAATCGTTCCATTTCTTCAAACAAGTCTATTTGTTTGGCTACTTGTAGTAGTTCAGCATCACTTAGCTGAGATAATCCCTCTACTAACACACCAATACGAACTAATAGTTGTTCTTGAATGTTTTTAATTTCTTTATTATAGAAATCTAAATTAGCCAATCTGTCTGCCTATTCTTTCAATTATAGACTCATTTTGATTTGCTTCTTGCGGTCTTTCAGCATCTATTTGGTCTACAATACCCTGTATTTCTTCTTCCTGTAAGTCAGGATTTTTCTTTCTTAAATATGATTGTCTTGTTTCTAAGTCATTTGCAAAAGCCCAAGTGTAGTATTTGATTTCCTCATCTGTACTCATAGGTACTTCTCTTTCTGCAAAGTCTATACTGAACTGATCCCCAAGATTGATACCACCTGACACTTCACAGATTCTTTTAGCAATTTCAAATTGTTGTTTCTCAAATGGTCTATAGATTTGTTCTGTATCACTTCTTAGTGCATCCATTAAATCTAATTGGCTCATCTTCTTAGATAGTCCTGATTCTTGGCTCTTATCAGTCCAATTAATTCTTACATTGTTGGATTGTGCAATACTATCTACCATATACTTAGTGGATTCAATCATCGCTTGTACATTAGCATTTGGTGTTGCATAATTAAAGTTAGCACCTTCAGGCAATACTAATGCTTTGTCTTGTCCCATAGTGATTCGTTGTTCAGTATCTAATCCTGTAAAGACTGGTTGTCCTAATTGGAATCTGCCATGTAAAGCTAATTCTGTAAGCATGATATTGATACTTCTCATGCCATCTACTAAGTCTGATGCACCTTCTCTAAAGAAATCTCTTGTAAATGGATGTCTATGTGCTATGTTAAATGGCAGTATATCACCATAAGGATTCCTATCATCAGGAACTATAGAAGTGATTTTCCCCCTACTGCTTATCATAAAGTGTTTACCTTCCATATCATCGGTATCTTTGCTCCAAAACATATATTGTGCATCTTCTGTTCTTGCTTGAAGCTGTGATTCTGCTTGATACATAATAGCAAAAGGTTCATCTTCGTTTGGTTTAAAGAATGGTGTAAAGAAATGGATAGGTCTGTACTTTAGCTTCTTGTTTACATCATCCCAATGCGTATAAAGTGCTTCTGTACCTAATAGATAGGTAAGCTGCTCAAATTGTTTCATAAACGAATCAAAGTCCCCAATGACATCGTTGTATTTATCGTTAAATCTTACTGGAGATTGTTGATATACCAATGCTCTCCTCGATATAATGTTTCTTACAAGATTGATATACATTGGTGGGATTTGTGAAAGAGATTCACTATCAAAAAATCCTTTAATGTCATTTTCAAGATTGATCCCTTCGTAATAGTCTAACAACCTTTCTCTATCTTCCATTTCATTGTTATGTCCATCTTCAATGGTTTCCATAAGCAATTCATACAACATCTTTTCTGTTAAATTATAAATTATCATGATTTATACCTTTTATAAAATTTCATCTCATCAGACTGCATATTATCTATGTACTTGTCTGCAAACTCCTTGATGAGTTCTTTGTTTTGTTCTTCTTCTTTTATACTTAATCGGTATCCCCACATAATAGCAGCAAACAAGGTTATAATTATCCCCACACATAATCCAAATAAAAACATTACCATTCTATTGATACTCCTTTACCTTTGAATCCATATCGATAATCCATTACATAACAAATCGCATCTAAGAAGTGAGATAGAGTTTCTGTTTTTAATATCTGTCCATTCTCCATTGTGCAAAGTTCTAAATCTCTAATTAGATTCTTGCAGTTCGGATTCACAAACAATCGATGTTTTCCTGTTGCATCTTCCAACATTTTATTTAAAGCGTTTAGTCTGTCTTTTTGCGTTGGATTAGCTTTCTTGCTAATTACACTAAATCCTGCTTCTTGTAAAATCATGTGGTCAGACTTCGTGCTGTTACTTGTTCTTGCCTTTCCTGCAGGATCGGGATAAACTGGCAAGTTAGGTGCTTTCTGCTGCATTAACTTAGCCAACTCAAATGTATTAGAGTTCTGTAAACCGATTTCGTCAAAGACATAGACTTCACCTGCAGTATTCTCGCAGCATAGTATAGCAGTCATGTAAGATGCTACACCGAAGTCCACTCCCCAAAATAGTCTTGGACTTTTATCCATCACTTTACAATGAATATCCCTATTAAAATTATATGCTGCTCTATTTGCAGCAGTAAGAAAACTGGCAAGATATTCTTGCTCAAAAGTTCTCTTGTCTAAATTCTTTTTAGCATTTTCTATTTCTTCCGCAGAAATAAAGCCGCCTTCTATTGTAGTAAACTGCCAAGACTTATAATCGCTGTTATTTGACTGACCTTTTACAAACAAATCATAAAAATGGTTTTGCACGCCTGTAGGAGTTCCTACAAACAATGCACTACCCTGTGTTTCTGCCAATGTAGGTTGTATAATTTCTCCCCAAACATTTTCTTTCATGTAAGAATACTCATCTAAAACTACCATCGTGGTCGAAACTCCCCTAAGTGAATCAGGTTTGTCTGCCCCTTTGAGTTCAATCTTAGCCCCATTGTCAAGAGTAATAGATAATTCAGTTTCATTAATCCTAACTTGCTTACTCGCAAAAATGTCTTTGAGAATACTCCAAGATACCATCTTAGCTTGTCTATAGGTTGGAAAAACAATCCACCTGCGTTCATTAGCTTCAAAAGGTTTGTGTAACAGGTAGATAAGAGAGAAGTACGATTTCCCCCATCTTCTCCCACTACAAACAACTTTATATCTCGTAGGATCACTGAGAATCGCTTTTCTTTTGGCATCAATTATCCAATCCATCTATATCGAAAACCTTTATCGGCTCATCTGTAGCATCTCTTACTGCAATACTTTGACTGGCTTTACCTAAAATTCTATCCGCAAGAAAGTTGATTGCTGTCATATTGCCATTTAATGCTTCTTCGTAAACTTTACTCACAACTGCTTCTAACATAGTCTTTTTACTTGTATCAAAAGGTTGATTAGCTATTGATCTAATGTGTTCATTTAAGGCAAATTCTTTAGGTGGTCTTCCGCTTGGATTACCTGAAACACCCTTTTTAAATGTACCTTTTTTTGTCCTGTTATTTACCTGTTTATCAGGTTTCGTTGTTTTAGCTGCAGCCAAACTAATCTCCCCTACTTATGAAGGTTATTGTTCGTAAAAACGAAAACAGGGCATCAGCCCTCTACTATATAGGGAAAAAGACTACAAGAAACCCTTAGTAAAGTCTTATAAATGCTTGTAAGTGTTGATATT